TCTCGTACCGTCAGCAATTCGCGGGGTGCGTATGAGTATCGTGCAGATGCACGTGGGAAGCATCTGTCGGAAGTATTCGCTGATCCGATAACTCGGCTGCATGACCACGGGCCGTCTCACGAGAAGCCAGTAGATTGGATGCGAATGCTAATTGGGAACTGCACTGATGGCGACGTATTCGACCCATTCCTCGGCTCTGGCACTACGATGGTTGCCACTGAACAACTCGGACGCACCTGCTACGGCATGGAGATCGAGCCGAAGTGCGTAGCAGTGACGCTTCAACGCATGGCCGACATGGGGCTGGCCCCCGTGCTCCACGAATCGGCGACAGCATGACAGCGAAGCCCAAGCGCAAGGTAGGACGACCCCGCGCGGAGATCGACCGACGGCAGGCGCTGAGCCTCGCGTTCATCCAGTGCAGCGACATCGAAATCGCGATGGTGATGGGCGTCAGTCAGGACACATTACACGGGTATTTATCGGACGAACTCGATCAAGAAAGAGAGCGTGGCCGCAATTCGCTCCGCCGAGTGCAGTACCAGCAGGCCGTTGAGCAGGGCAATACGACGATGCTAATATGGCTCGGCAAGCAATATCTCGGGCAGGCGGACAAGGTTGAAGCGAAGAACCAGAACGACACGACGATACGCGATGAGACGCGACGTGGCGAGATAGCCGACGCGCTCGCCGACATACCGGAACCGGCTGATCGTATTGCCGCGCTCCGTCGTATGGGACAGGTGGCATACGCTGATAGCGGAAACGGCAACGGCTCCGAGTAGGGGGCCGGTCGATCTGACGGCATACGTAGCGCAGACGATGCTCGCCGAGGCGTCGTTGTCCGACTTCGTGCGCCTGTCGTGGCCGGTGATCGAGCCGCACACGCGCTACCTGCACAACTGGCACATCGACTGTATCTGTGAGCATCTTCAGGCCGTCGATTCGGGCGAAATTACGCGGCTGCTGGTGAACATCCCGCCGCGCTACATGAAGAGCACGCTCATCTCTGTTGACTGGCCCGTGTGGTCGTGGATCAATGACCCCGGCAGCCGGTGGCTCTTCGCGTCGTATAGCGGCGCTCTCAGCATGTACCACAGTATACAGCGCCGCACGATCATCCAATCTATGTGGTATCAAGATCGGTGGGCGTCGCGCTACCAGCTCACGACGGATCAGAACGTGAAGACCGAGTACCAGAACGACCGGCGCGGCCATATGATAGCCTCCGGTCTGGGCGGCACCGTGACGGGCAAGGGCGGCAACCGCGTCGTCGTGGACGACCCGCACAATCCGGAGACGGCACACAGCGATGCCGAGCGTGTAACGGCGCTGCGCGTGTTCGATCAGACGATTTCCACGCGCCTCGATGACAAGCGCACCGGGGCCATCGTCGTGGTGATGCAGCGGCTTCACGAGCGCGACTTGGCGGGCCACATCCTGAGCGAGATCGGCGGATATCAGCACGTGTGCCTGCCCGCCGTCGCCGATGCGCGGACGGTGGTGCATTTCCCGGTCACCGGGCGTGAGGTGGTGCGGGAAGACGGCGACCTGCTGTGGCCCGGGCGCGAGGGGCCGGAAGAGATTGAGACGGCGCGGCGACAGTTGGGCACGTACGGATTCACCGGCCAATATCAGCAGCAGCCGAGTCCGCCCGGTGGCGGGATATTCAAGCGGACGTGGTGGCAATACTGGCGTGTGCTCCCGACGCGGTTCGACCGGTGGTATCAGTCGTGGGACTGCACATTCAAGGACGCCGATGATACGGACTACGTTGTCGGGCAGGTCTGGGGCGTCCTCGGCGGCGACCGGTATCTGATCGACCAAGTGCGCGCTCGCATGAACTTCGTGGACACGCGCATTGCGATACGGGCGTTCGCGTCGAAGTGGCCGCTCTCGCGTGGGTACCTCATCGAGGGCAAAGCGAATGGTCCGGCGGTGATCGCATCGCTCCGGCATGAGATCGCCGGGCTGGTCGAGATCGAGCCAGAGGGCGGCAAGGTGGCTCGCGCTCGCGCGATAGAGCCACAGGTCGAAGCGGGGAACGTCTACATTCCCGACCCATCGGTAGCACCGTGGGTGTCGGACTTCTTGGAGGAGACGGCATCGTTCCCGATGGGTGCGCACGACGATCAGGTAGACGCGATGACGCAGCTACTGAACTACGTGGGCACCGGCGGCGCGGCGATTGACGATATCCACCTTACCGGCAGGCGCGAAGTGCAAGGCGCCGCCGCACGCAGCGTATCAACCGATCAGATGGAGGCGTTCTTCACATGATGCGCTGGCCGTGGACCAAGCGATTCGCTGCTACGCCCGAGAGCGCGAAGCCCGACACGAGCGAGGCGGGGCGCGTCGTATACAACACGTCCTCCTTTGGTCGCGCGATAGGGCAGTTCTCGAATCCCGATGAAGTTATCAAGCAGAGCGGGTTTAAGTACCTGCGCAACATGGACGACAAGGACGGCTTCGTATACGGCCTCACTCGCACGCGCATTCAGGAGGTGAAGCGGCGCGGCTGGCACGTCAAGCCGTTCAGCGATGAGCAGATTGACATCGACGTGGCGGACTTTGTGACATGGGCCATAGATGAGATGCCGGGTTCGTTCGACGAGGACATAGGTGAGGCGCTTGACGCGCTGAAGTTCGGCTACTCGTTGCAGGAGAAGATGTGGGGATATACCGACAACGCGATGTATCGCGGCAAGGTGGTGCCTCTCGCGCTGAATGCGAAGCAACAGGAGCGATATCAGGTCACACTCGATGAGTTCGGGAATGTCACGTCAATACTTCAGCAGAGCAGGGGTGTGACATGGGAGCCGGTGCCGGAGGGCAAGTTCATATGGTACACGTTCGAGCCATCGCCGGGCAACCCGTACGGTCACGGGCTCTACTCGCGCGTGTTCTGGCACGACTGGTTCCTGCGCGAGGGGTGGAAGTTCTGGGCCATCTATCTCGAACGATTCGGCTCGCCACATCTGAAGATTCTCGCGCCTGCGCTACAATCATCCAGCGATCAGACGGCGGCGAAGGAGATTCTCGACAACTGGATGAACGTTACTGGCGTTATCGTGCCCGAAGGACTCGATCTGCAATTCCTCGAAGCGGCACGGGGCGGCTCGGCGACGTACAAGGAGTTCGCGCAGGAGCAGCGTGATGCTATCGCCACCGTGATCCTCGGTCAGACGCTCTCGTCGTCACAAGGCGACGTGGGAGCGCTGGCGCTTGGCACCGTACACAAGGAAGTTCAGGACGAGATCACCGATAGCGACGTGAAGTGGCTATATGCCCGCCTGAACGATTGCTGGGTTCGCGAGATGGTGGCGTACAACTGGCCGAACCTTGCCGGCTCGCCGATCCTTGGACCCGAACCCCGTGACGACCGCGATCTGAGCGTATGGGCGGATATCGTCGGGGCGTTACGCGCCGCCGGGCAGCCGATACCGCAGTCATGGGTACGTGATACGTTCGGCATCCCCGACGTGGAGATCGGTGACGATGGAGAGCCCGAGGCGGTCCTTGCCGCACCCGCGCCACGTGTTATGGTGCCGGGTTTGCCGAATGCCGATGATGGTGATACGGAGGATGATGAGTCGGCTGACAAGGCTCATGATCACGGGCACAGGGTATCATTCGCCGAGCGGATCGAGTTCTGGCGGGCGCCGACGAAGTTCGAGGTCGCTGAATCGCTCAACAAGCTCCGTGATGGCCTGTCGGAGCTGGAGGGCACGATAGTCGTCGGCGTCAAGCCGCAATTCGTGGCGATGCGCGACGATCTACTCCGCCAGGTGAAGAAGGCCGGCGTATTCGAGGCTGACGACTATGACAAGCGGCTAGCCATCGTGCGTGGCCTGACGCTGAAGCCACGGACGCGCGAGTTCGACGCGACGATACGCAGGATGCTCCTGATAGGGGCGCTCACGGGCCGGGAGTCCGCGATAGATGAACTCGAAGCGAAGGGGGTGCTCACAACGTCCTTGTTTGCAGCAGATGATGTGCTCCCGGCCCCTGACGATATTCTCACCGATTGGAATACGCGGCGCACGGTGACGCCAAGCGAGTGGCGGGCAATGGATCGCGCCGCGCGTGGCTCAGCGTGGTACGTGGCGACGACACAGGGCGAGACGGCCACCGGGCTGGTCCGCAATGCGCTGAATGAGGCTATCGGTAATGATTGGACAACGGCACAGTTCCGCACGCGGGTAGTCGAGTCCTTTGAGAATGTGTGGGTAGGCGACGTATTCGGTACGGCAACGGGCACGCAGACAACCGCGCGGATGAATACGATCTTCCGTAACGCCACGATGGAGGCGATCAATCACAACCGGCAGCGCGTGTTCGAGGAAGCGGAAGACCCGGAGCAGGCGACCGATCCGGTGGTGGCGTATCAGATCAGCGTTATCATGGACGACCGCACGAGCACGATCTGCGAGCCGCTGGATCAGAAGATCGTTCGGGCCGGGACGGACTTTATGCCGCGTCCGCCGTATCACCACCAGTGCCGCACGATCTGGGTGCCGATACTTGAAAGCGAAGCGGCACAGATGGGGCGCGAGGACTTGATAACCGACAAACCAGTGGTGTCAAGGCGCGTTGATGGCGAGACAGTGCAAGCGCCGTGGCAACCACAAGACGGATTCGGCTCAACGCCGGGCACACAGAGGAATTGAGCGATGGCAGAACGAGAACCGTGCAACCACCTGCTGGGCGTCATCTATGCGGAGGACGGTATTGAGCACGTCTACTCCGACGACCCAGAGCGCGCGCGATGGCTTACATGCTGTGACAATGGCGGATATCGGTATTGCCCGCTATGCGGTGAACAGCTAGAGCCGAAAATGGAGATAGTATCATGACTAACGCAGAGAAGTTCGCATACAAATACACCAAGGCGGAGGACGGCACGTACACGGTTGAAGCCGTGGACATCTTCGAGCTTGGCAAGCTTCGCGGGTTCAACTACGACGAGGCGTGGGCGCAACGGGCGCTTGCGAACTTCGAGCGCCGGAAGGCCGAGCGCGGGTACCTGCCAACAGTCATCATCGGGCATACCACAGATGACGAGGCCGTGCCCGAGAAGCCGTCGATTGGATTCATGGATAGACTGAGATTGGTCGGCAAGACATTCTATGTCGATCTGGTTCACATAGCGGAGGACGTATTCACTGAGCTGCAGAAGGGTCGGTGGCCGTATCGCTCTGTCGAGTTATTCGACAAGGCGGCAGAGTTCACCAGCCTGGCGCTTCTCGGCGGGACGCCACCGTTTTTCAAGTTCGCGCCGCTGACATTTGGGAACGAGCGGGGCGAATGGGTGATGTTTGGCGTTCCCTACGAAAAGGACGAAAACGATATGGCTGACGTGGATATCACACCGATCCCCGGTGTGACCTCGGAGCAGCTTGACGCATTGCGGGCGGAACTCACGGAGAAGTTCGAGGCGCAGATCCAGGCCGCGAACGACCGTGCCAACAAAGCCGAGACAGAGGCCGCCAGTAAGTTCGCAAGCGTTGAGGAGGAGCGGCGTATCGAGCGCGTGGAGCGCCTGAATAGCGACCTGCGCGAGCGGTATGGTCTCGCTCCCGGTATCATAGAACATCCGGCAACCGTGGCGATCATCGACCACCTGAGCCGATCAGACAAGCCTGTCAAGTTCAAGCATGAAGACAAGGAACACGAGGAAGTAGGTCTCGATATATTCCGTGTGCTCGTGCAGGACATGGCGAAGAACAAAGCGACGCTGTTCGTTGACCGCAGTTCGACCGGGCTAGTTGAGCCTGCCGACGCTCCGGGAGATGAAAAGCCGTTCGATCTGCGCGTCTCAGAGCGCCGCACTAAGCTACAGGCCGAGAATGAGGGTCTGTCGCTCTACGACGCTACTGTCCGGGCGAAGCGTGAAATCCTCGCTGAGACGGAGGTGAAGTAATGGCGCTCACAGGTGCATTCCAGTCCGGGGCTATCATCATCACCGGCGAGGCTGGCGCGGCGTTGACCGCGAAGCAGTACCACATCATAGAACTCAACAGCGATGGGGCGTGGGACGTTGCCGATACGGACAACGGCTCGAATAAGCTCCACGGCGTGCTTTTGACGCCGACGACTACGACCGCTCCGGTGAACACCATCGCGGCGGGCGACAAGGTTGACATCCTCATCCTCGGCGAGACCAAGATTTTCGCTGGCGCCGCTATCGAGGAGGGGGTTGCTATCACGACCGACTCAACAGGTCAGGCGGTTACTGGAACGACCAGTGGCGATTTTGTTCTCGGGTGTGCCATCGAACCGGCTGCTGCTGATTCGGACATCGTGAAGGTGTTCTTCAACGGCAGCCCGTCGCAGGCCAACTAGGAGAATCATCATGCCGAACGAAATGGAGCACAGCGGTATTCGGTCTGGTGATGCTCTGAAGCGTCAGCGGTTCGCCGCTGGGGTCACGGCATTGCAGCCGAATAGCTACCTGACCGAACTCTCGGTGGGGTACAAGCAGAATCTATTCATCGCCGATCTAGTCGCGCCACGTTTGCAGGTGACGAACGAGAAGGGCGACTACCCGATCTGGGGGCGCGAGCACTACCAATCGGAAACCAAAACGGGCGACGTGGAGCCGAATATCGTGCGGCCTCTGCGTGGGCAGACCCTCGGCGTGGATATCTCGCCGACGACCGGTTCGTACACGTGTGAAGAGTATGGTGTTCACTGGCTGCTCGACGACCGCGAACTCGGCAAGTGGGCCGACGCGGAAGAGGCGTATACGAACAACGTGTCTCAGCTCATGGCATTGGAGCGCGAGGTTCGTGTCGCTAACTGGGTTGCCAGCGGAACGCGCCTCTCGGTCAACACGACCCTGAGCGGCACATCACAGTGGTCGGACGCCACCAACAGCGACCCGCTCGGCGACTTGGAGACGGGTGTACATTCCGTCGTCAAGACAAGCGGTCAGTACCCGAATGTCGCGTTTATGAACCCCGACGTGTACATCAAGTTGCGTCGGCATCCACAGGTTCGCGCGATGTTCAACGTCCAACAGGGCGCGGTAGCTGATAGCCAGCTTGCCGATCTCATCGGTGTCGAGAAAATGCTGGTCGGTTGGGCCGTCTACAACAACGCTAACGAAGGCGCGAACTACAGCGGTGCCTACGTGTGGCCGAAATATCTCGGTCTCATGTACGTTCCGCCGTCACCCGGTATGCTCGTCCCCGCGACGGCGTATCAGGTGTACACGCAGGATCGCACGGTTCGGACGGACTATATCACGACGCGGCACAGTTCGTGGTATGAGCTGACCGAGATTCAGGCGGAAATCGTTCCGACCCCGAACGCGGCGTACCTCATCATCGACGCGGTCGCCTAGGAGGGCTTCAAATGAAGAACCTCATGGGATACGTGGTTGGCGCGTTGCTTGTGATGGTGCTGGCCGTTCAGGTCCATAGCATCGTCTGGCATCGGGCTGAGAACGCGAATATCATCCAGACGGGCGCGTTCAACATCCGTGACGCGGGCGAGTTCTATTACGGCAGCACGTCTGTAACGTCCACGGCGAATGAGTTCAATTATCTCGACATCACGACGTTGGGTCAGTCGGAGAATAGCAAGGCATTCGTGATGGACGCAAACGGCAAGTTCGACGTGGCATCCGCCGACACGCTGAACATCGATGGCGTATTCTCCATCTCGAATACAACGGTATCGTCCGCGGCGGATGAGTTGAACTATGTGGATATCACGACGTTGGGTACGTCGCAAGACTCCAAGGCGGCGACCTACTCGGCAACCGGTAAGCACACGGTAGCCGCTGGTGACACGGTTGATGTGAATGGCATCCTCATCGCGAGCGATGCCCTGATCCTCGATTGGTCGGAGCAGTTCACCGTCGCCACCAATGCCGATACGCTCGTGATGTCTGGCGTAACGTCTACCGATGTGGTGCAGTTTACGCCGCTCGACACGGCCTTTACCGGGTATTACGCATGGTGTGGCACCGATACGGTGTTTACGACCGTTGCAGACGCCGGGACGGGCACGAAGAAGGCGAACATCACAGTCACACGACCAGAATAGGGGGCAGTGATGCCAATGTTTGTCCAGTCTTCGCTCAATCACAACAACCAACCGTATGAGCGGGGCGACAAGATCGACACAAAGACGTGGGCCGAGGGGTTTACCGCCGAGCAGAAAGCGCGCTTGGTAGAACTCGGTGTCGTTGGGCCAACTGATCCAACGAGCGCACCCGAACCCGCCGCGACAGACGCGAGCGGCTGACATGAGCGCGGGGCGGCGGTTGGCGTATTGCCCGCCGCCGTCTCGAATCTCAAAGGGACAAGGATATGCCTCGAACACTGAAAACAGTCTGCGGTGTGATCGCCCTTGTCGTCGTGCCGATTGCTGTCTCTGCGCTGTTTGTGGGGTCAACCCAGTATACAGTGTTCTCGGCGGCGACCCTATCGGCGAACACGACGCGCGGCGACACGGTAGTAGTCAGCACGGTTGGCAGGGCGCAGAAGCCCGACGAGTACCTAATCAGCTTAGGCGGCACAACTCAGGCGATTGCGACTGATAGCATGTTCTACACAGTGGTCAAAGCGATCCGCGATGGACACCTACAGCAGATCGGCGAAGACTCGCTCATGATCCGACCGGGCAATCCAACGAGCGCGGGTGCGAATACGGGCGAGCAGCGGGTGATCCGGTGGGTATCCGACTCGCTCGCGTTCTTCACGACAAACCCGATGGTCGGCTCGACGGTCACGAGCGCCGACCTGAAACTCGAATCGCGCCGCACGTCGCAGTAGGAGAGATACATGCCAGCACTACGAATAGTGTGCCCGGCGGACAAGGCCGCAGCCGTGAAGAAGGCGGCGCGTGTCCCGCTGGATGAACACAAGGGATACAAGCGCGACGGCAAGGCGGCGGTAGTGCTGTTCAACCCGCTGGTGCCGCGCCTGAAGGTCAAGTGGATACAGGGCGCAATCGAAGACGCTGGGGGTGAGGTCTTCCTCGGTGGCGGTGATGTCCCGGGCTTGACGAGACCGAAGGCTAAGGCGACGACGCAGGAGCCTGACGATGCCGACATACCTGGCTGACGCCGATCTCACGAAGTACCTGCCGACATCGCTTCCGGCGTCGATTGACACATCCGGCGAGCGGGCAACGTACATCACCGGCGGTAGCGCGCGGGCGGAGTCGGCTGTCGGCGCTCGGTTCGGTACGGGCTCCTATACGGCGGGCACGCAGAAGTTCCCGGATGTGTCAGGGGACACGACAGCAACGCCGCCGATCATCGTGGAACTCGCGTCGATGTATGGCGTGGCGCTGATACTTCGCAAGGCATACGGTGATGGCGCGATCAGCTCGGCAATCTGGCGCGAGTGGGAAGATACGGCGAATGAACTCGCGCGGCAGATACGCGAGGGCGAAGCGGAAGTGCTCGACTCCGCCGGGACGGTCTATGGCACCCGCACGCGCATTCTCACGCAGCACAACGCCGGCGCGGTGCCGACGTTCACCCGTGGCGAGTACGACGTAGACGGCAATCTCGCGAGCGACCAGAAGGGCACATTGGACGGTCTCTGATGTTGAATATCGTGGTTGATATGACACGGATGCGCGCATTCGCGCGTGGCGCTGAGGCGCGTGCGAAGGACTTGACTCCCGCGTGGCGCTCGATCATGGCGTATGCCGACCGAAACGCGCAACAGACGTTTAGGGTACTTCGGCACGGCGGCACGTTCCGGGGCGTGACGTGGCCGTGGTTCGCGCCGCAATACACGCGCAAGGGTGGTCACGACGGATTAGGAGATCGATCAACAATTCCCGCCGAGGGCGGAGTCCGCAAAGTGTATGGATCGGGAATGGTGAAGGGGCGCAAGCGACCGTCGGGTAGACGGATCACGAAGTCGTCTAATCTCATGCGCGATACGGGCAGGCTACGTGGACTCGCGGGACCGAAGAATACGAGCAAATGGCGTATTACGAAAACGTCACTCACCGGAACTATCAGGGCACCGATGGCGAAGAAACTCAACAAGCAGCGACCATTCTGGTTCTGGGAAGCGCGTCGTGACGGGAAGTATATCCGCGATACGGTCAGCAGGCACATCGTACTCGGGCGCGGCTCGGGTAGTGGCGCGACGCCGATTGCCGGTAGTCTATTGGGGGCGCTGAGAGCGCAACGATGAGGGCGCGATGATTACGAACGCCAACGGGCGCGATATCGTCAAGACGGTGCTCGACAACGTTATCTCGTCGCTCACGTCCGCTCTCGCGTTTGGCGCGAATCCCATCACGGCGTCATCTGTCAAGCAGGGCGATCTCGATCCGGCGAATACACGGATCGCCAAGGAAGAGGAACCGGCGTTGCTCGTTAGCACCGGCGACGTGGTGTCCGACGCGGAAGACAGGACGTGGGGCAGTTGGACGCTCGACATACCGGTCATCGTCGAGTACTACGATCACTCCATTAATCTCGCCACCGACATGGACGCCGCGCGTACAGCACAAGCGCAACTGATATGGTGGTGGAACGAAGTGAACAAGCGGACATCGGGATACGGCGATATCGTCACGACTATGACGACAGGCGACGGATGGCTGATGGACGTAACATCGGAAGCGCCTGTATTCGGGCGCGAGGGTGAAGACGATCCGTGGGGCATACTCGCCACGGTCACAGCCACAATCCGGTTACGGATTGCACGGGAGTAGGACAATATGAGCGTACCACGCAGGCAGGATCACAAGCTGAATGTGAATGCCGCCGCGAAGGAGACCGCATTCGGGACCGCAGAGGCTACCGCGACCACCGTGCAACTCCTGATGGGGACGGGATTCGTACCATTCTCGCCGGTCGTCGTCAAGCGCACAGCGGCGGGCATGACGACGGGCACCGAGGGGCCGAACTTCCAGTGGGTCGAGCTGGTCTATCACAAGGGCACGCTCCAATGGGATGTCGTCTACCCGAACGATTTTATCTGGGCGATGAAACTCGCGTGCGGCGCTGGGACGAGTACGCAGAACGCCGCCACGGGTCAGTATGAGCACGACATCACCGAGGACACGACGCACACGCTACTGTCGTGTACCATAGTCGATCACATCGACGCGAACCTGTTCAAACAGTACACGGGATGCGTCTGCTCACGACTGACGTTCACGGCGGGCATCGGCGGCGCATCCATGTCGATGGACGTGATCGCGAAGTCGGTAGCGGATACGGACGCCACCAAGTCGCTGCTCACGGATGAGCCCGCTATCGTCGCCGGGCTCGCGGGCACGGCGAACGCGCAAGCGATGGGCATGTACATCGGCGGCACTATCGAGGGATCATACGATGGCGACATGGACGCGACCAACCTCACAGCGGGGTCTGATATCACGAGTGACGCGCGTAGTTTCACGATCACGATAGATAACGGTATCGACGTGGCGAACATGCAGACGTTCGCCGGCGTGAACACCATCGTTCGTCCAGAGCGCGGTGCGCGATCTGTCACGGGCTCAATCACCGTTGAGCAATCGGACTCCGGGTCGTTGGCATATCAGCTTCAGGACTACCTCGATGACGCCGAACCCGTCGCTCTCGAATGGGACTGGGACAGTAACGTCGTCGCGGGCACCGCCGGGAATGACTATGGTGCATCAATCATCGTGCCGGACGCCGACTTCTCCGATGTGTCGTATTCCTACGGTCCATCCGGCATCCTGCTGGCGACATATCCGTTCGTTGGGTTCGACAAGGACACGCCAACATACCACCGCGTCACGGCTACCGGCTGGAATGAAGTCGCGGCGTATCTGGCATAACCAAGGAGTGACGTATGGCGGAACAGGAGTTCACGGTTCAGGAGCTCGACCTGGACGAAGAAATTGAGGTTGCGTGCATATGGTTCGGCAATCGGCAGGTGGTGTTCACGCTGCTCTCGCTCCGTAAGCAGATGGAGAAGGGCGCGGATCGCGATCTGCTGAACAACCAGTGGACGGGCGCCGGTGGAGTAGCGCGGAACAACGTCTACGTATCACAGGCGGAGTACTTCGATTCCGTCGCGATATGCGCGCGAGGCATCAAGGGGCTGGACACGTCGGTCGATGGATGGCAGAAGCGCGTACCGTATTTCTTCAAGTCGCGTGTCGGCGCGGTCATGGCGAATGTCATCGACATTCCGAAGCCCATCTTGTCGGAGTCAGAGGGAAACGACTGAAGGCACTGGTGCGCGCATGGCATGAGTGGAATAAACTCGGCCTGCCAGTGCCGCAATGTCCGCGCCGGGAATTACTCGATGCGCCCGCCGGTAGCGACATCGAGCCGACAGACGACGAATACGAGCGTGGCAACGGCTGCGGGGTGCTGAAGCAGTGGGATAAGGTTCACACATCGGCGCACAAGCGGGACCGCGTTGTCGAGCAGTGCGGATCATGCCCGCTCAATGACGGACGGATCGTGCGCCCGTCGGGACTCTACGCGAACGGGATGGGTCTGTTGAACGAACTCGATATGGGACTCCAGATCAAGCGGCATGACGTGTCGCCGATAGTGCTGGAGGCCGCGAAGCTGATACGGTCGGAGCGCGCGTTGTTGCGCGAGCAGGACAGGGAACATGCTGGGTAGCACGACGACAGAGACCGCCAATCTCCGCATAAAGACGCAGGGTATCAGCAGTGCCGCCGCCGAACTGGGGAGACTGCGCGGCGCTGTTGATGGTACGACGGACGCACAGGCCCGCGCGAATACCCAGTTTACGCAGGGCTCGGCGACGATGGAGAACCTGAAGCGGTCGGCTATCGGACTCGCAACCGCATGGATCGGCATACATGGCGCAATGCGCCTGAAAGACCTCATTGTTGACATGGAGCAGATGCGCGGTGCCGCCGCCGCCGGCTCGCTCGTGCTCGGCAACCAACTCCGCGCGGCTGGACTCAGTAGCGCACAAGCCCTCGAACGACTTCGCGCCGCGACTCACGGCATGGTCGGCGACGTTGCGCTACTCCAAAGCTCCGCTCGCGCGATGACGGTATTCGCGAACTCCGGCATGGAGGCGTCGCTTGCGTTCGAGACGATCAAAACGAGCGCGGAGTTCGCCACCATCGCGGCGCAGTCGTTCGGCATCAACGCTACCGAAGCGTTCGACCGGCTCATCACCGGTCTGTCGCGCGGCTCGGCGCTGATCCTTGACGACTTCGGTATCATTATCGACCAAACGGCGATCATGACATCCGGCATGTCCGCTAGCGAGCAGAAAATCGCCGTCCTGAATCAGGCTATCGACCAGATGAACGGGTACCTCGATGAGAACGCGAACAGCGTCGAGCGCACGCTATCGTGGTGGACAAAGCTCGGCGTGCAGTTGGAAAACTTCAAACTTGCTGGCGTTACGGCTCAGACTGCGCGACAGGGGTTCGCTGCTGGCATAGCAAGTGTCGATGATCCTATCATCAAGCAGCAGTTGCGTCAGGCCGAGTTCGAGCAGCTCGGCCCACGGGGCAGTGTGACGGCATTGCTCATGTCGCTTGGGATTGCGGGCACGGATGGAACGCTTATAGGACCCCCAGCTCCACCCATCGTCGATGACCCCTTTGCGGTATTTTCACAGCAGGCCCGTCAGAACGAGATTGACCGACTCCGCCGCGAGCGTGTATTCGAGGGGATCACAGAGGAACAGCAGCAAGAGAACATTCTGAGACAGGCGAACTTGAGACGCATCCAGAAAATCAGAGGGCCAGTCACCGACATCTTCGGGCGGCGCGGGCCAGATCGCCCCATTATTGATGCAGGCGATGAGGTCGTGGAGGCATTGGAGATCGTTGCGCTGAAGCTGAAGCCGTTCCGTGAGGAGTTCGGCATAGTAGCACAAGGCCGCGTCGATGTGCCATTCGAGCGGCTGCCATTCGAGCGGCTGCCCTTTGACCGGTCCCGTATCGAGGAGATAGGGCGGGATGCGTCCAGGATAAGCGCGGGCGGGCGTGCCATTATGGGATTCGAGCGCGGCCTTGGCCCGCTCAGCGGTGGTGGCATTGCTGGGTTCCTGGGAGGCATGGCGGGCAACGCGGTTCTGTCCGGCGGCACCAGCCTCGTGACCGGGGCCATCGACGCGGCATTCAGCGGAGTCATAGGGCTGTTCAGCGACGCTGGAGAGACGCAGATGAAAGCGGCGCAGTTGATGAATCAGGCCGCGCTTGCCTCGCGCTCCGCCATCGCCGGGTACCTTGGGGATAATGAACTCGCCGCGCGCCTGGGTCTAAATGCCGCCGCTCAGCAACTATACGGGACGGACGAAGACTTACGGCGGCGGATGTTCCCCGCGCTCCATGCTGGCAGCAATGCTGAGGTGATTGCGGAGTTTCGGCGGCGACTGGAGGAAGGGTCTATCTTCAATCAGAGCAACCTTGAGGAGCAAGGTCCAGAGATAGTCGCATTTCTGTCGGCGCTGGGCGCATTAGAGGCGGCACTCGGCGACAACACGGACGCCCTCGAACGCCTCAATCGCACGTTGAAGCTCGACATCCTCGCGGCTCATATTCGCGCCGAATACGCGGGCGGCGCTGAGGGGATGCGGTCGGGCGTCGGCTTGCGGTACTGGACACAGCGGGCGATTCGTGATATTGGCAACATCGGTTCATATGATTATTCCGGCGTCGGCGCGTACAACACGCAGGTGGACAACGGCTCGTACAACGTCGGTACGCAGGTGGACAACGGCTCGGTGGTTATTACGCCCCCAACCGGCGGCGATAACTGGGTATTCTCAGAGGGCACGTCCGGCCCCACGCCTCCCAAGATTGCTCGCCGTACTACCGTCAAGCGCAGGAGCCGTATCTAATGGCGACGTGGCAATGGTCGTTCCCATACAACGGCAGCACGGCGGTCGTGAAGTTCGATGCGGCCTCGGCGGATGACACGTACCACTGGCGCGTGCCGTATCAGGCGAATGAGCAGCCGAATCAAGTCTACGTCGAAACGCTGGACGGCGGGGTGCGAGTGTACGATCTCGGTAGCGCCCCGAAACTCTTCGTCCTGCAATGGGGCGGCATACCCGAGGGCAGCAGCAGCAGTGCTACCGATATGTACGGGTATCTCGGCATACAGGAGTTCCTAAAGACGCATACCGTGTGGGGCAAGACGGCGTTTGGATTCGAGGATCACGTGGGCGCGAGTGAAGTCAAGGTCCGCTACGTAAGCGGTTTTCAACAATTCAGCAGGAACGCTGCCGGGTTCTATTCGGGCACGATTGTGCTACGCGAGGAGTTGGTCTGATGAGCTACTTTACTCTGGCGATACTGATTCTACAATTCACCATCGGGCTGTCCGATACGCCGCCTGTTGGGGGCGATCTATCCGGGGATGGCACAATCAGTGCCTACGATGCATCACTCGCGCTTCAGCGGCACGCAAGAGCCACGTTTCGGCGGACGTTTCGGTTCGACATCTGACATGCGAAACATCGAGACAGATCAGGCAACCGCGATAGCGGCACGGGGCAGCACCCCGATATTCCTTGTGGAACTGGTGCAGAACGTGCCGGGCGTCTCACGCACGTATCGTTGGGCGTCTCGGCAGGTCGGATCGGACGCGTACAAGTATGTCCTGTCGTCCAACGACTACCTTGCCGACATGTCGGAAATCCCGCGCTTCCATATGGCAATGACGCCGCGCGGTGGCGTGTCTGAGTTCTCTTCCGGCCAGCTCGCTCTCGTGAACCCCGACAGCGCCGGTGCGCTATGGACAGACGCGCTGGACAACGGATCACTCGATGGCGGTATCCTGTCGTTCTACCTCATCTTCATTAATGCCGATTCCTCTGAGATCGAGGCAGACCGCATACTCCTCGGCAAGGCGGATATACGCCACGCCGGGTATGACGCGGGAAACATCGTGTTGGATTGGGCGGCAACGGCGATGAACAAGTACCGCCCGTTCCCGCAGAAGAAGTTCGACATCGTGGACTATCCGTACGCCCCCGTCGGCAAGTGGGGGCGAGTCAAACCGGTTGTCCTCGGAGACATGACGGGTAAGCTGTTCGACATTCAGACCGATCATGCGACGCCGACTGACGGCGTGCGGCGGCATGTGAGGGTGCCGCTGGTCGACGGGATGCGATCACGCTACTACATCGGCGATCTGGGCACGTCGAATAGCCAGGAACTTCTCGTCGATGTCAACGGTGTGACGTGTGAATCCGCTGCCGCCGATCATGTACTCGGCTATGGCGCATTCAGCGTGGCGGGCGATACGGCGGCGCAACTGTCGAACTGGGTGCTGACGGGAGCCGATGCCGATAACACGCTCGAAGACTTGAACGGAACGGATCGCGGGTACCTTTGGTGGACGCTCACGGACGTAGCGGGTACGCGGCACGTCAAGCTATTTGACGACGTAGCGATGACAAACGAAGTTGCCGACGCTCAGGGTGCAGATGGCACGCGATCATTCACCGCGACGGGCGGCTCCGGGCTTACTGGTTCGGTCACGATAGCATATACCGCCGATGATACCGACAGCAGCAATCGAATAGACCTCAGCAAGAAGCACATCGAGTTCACCGCCGACGACGGCGTACAGCTTCGTGCGTGGCTGCCGCCCGTTCGGGTCGACGGCTCGACGACGGGGAGCGATCCCGAGAAGCTGCGGAGTAGCATACTCACCGACTTCGGGCTCATCGAAGCAAATGAAATTATCCGTGTCGATTTCCCCGGACTCACCGAGCACTTCGGGCTAATGGGGCGCGATCCGTCCGCTGTTGTAACGGGCGATGTCGAGATTTACTGGGCCGTCAGTACGGCGTCGGGCACGGGCGACATGGACGTGGAGGTATTTCGCGCGGCGGTCAGCATCGAGGCTTCGCACCAGAATCATGCGGCGACCACGACCGTCACGACTCATGTGTCTCAGATAGGCGCGGCGGCGGACTTACCCAATGGGCTTACCGATCTGTCTTTTGTCAACATCAAGTTTCTCGATAACAACATCGGTCAGCCGACCCGTGTCAATCGAATCGTGATGGGCGTGAACATCCACTACCCCTCGCTGTTGGAAGCGTGGCGCGAGGAGAAGGTGTTTCGGTCGCAACGCGGATTCATCGAGTCGAATATCAGCGCGGCGACAGACTACATGGACGGTGGGCGTATTGACCCACCCGGCACGACGCGACGCGCGACTATGCTGACCTCACCGGCGGACCAGCTTGAGGTGCTGCTGCGGAATAAGAACTGGGGGCTGGCGCTTCGCGCGCCGGACTACACCAATCTGGGTCTCGCCACATCCACCTACTATGGCAGTGAGACGAGCATCGTCCTGGACGCCGATATCGCCGGGACGATAGCTGTTGGCGACGTGCTGCTCTGCGATCAGGAGTTGATGCTGGTCACAGCGGTTGATGACGGCACCGAGACGATCACGGTCACGCGAGGATATGGCGGCTCACGGCAGACGACACATGGTACGGCTGTGGACTTCTACACCGTCGGTACCGCCGGGCAGGTAGACGTTGGGGCATTTCGCGCAGCGGTAAACCTGCTGAAGTTCCCCAGCGGGACGGAGCTGTGTCTCAACGGCGCGATGGAGGGTACATACGCATCGGGCGTAGCGCCATCATGGAGTGAATACGACCCCAACACCAAAGGTACTCCGGCGGCGGCGACGGGATTCGAGCGCCGGTATGGACAGAGTGTAGTACGAACAGGCGACACGGGCGAGAACCCTGGCGTGGTGACTACGGCGGCGATCACGACGGTATCGGGGTCGTGGTACCTGCTTCGCGGCTACATCAAGGGCGACGCGGCGGATACTGCGGTTGTGACAATCGGCACCGGTACGGGTGGCCCGCCCCCGACAGGACAAGGCAATGTAGCCGACTGGGATGTGCCTGTCACGACATCCTATACGCGGTTTGAGATCGTATACAAAGCGTGGACGACGAGCACATTCATATGGCTCACGACGCCGGACACGGGCACAACCACCGTCACCTATGATGAGGTCTCGTTCCAGTTGTTATCCGATTGGTCGTGGGACCACGTCATCAGCGACGAGCAAGACGCCCGCGCGTACCTTGATGAGGCGTGCATCGAGGCCGGGCACCTGCGACTGATCGAGGACAGCACGGGGCGCACC